TGCATTACAACCTTTCAATCTTAGTTCTGTAGATAATCTAAGAGAAGCTTTGCTATCTAACTCACCTATGGAGATACAAACTGCACCGTTTGTGTATGCATTTCAATACAAACATGATGTCAATAAATCTTATGCTGAATATTCTCAGAATGCTTTGCTAATTAAAACATATCAAAGCGACTTATTTAACAATTGGATAAGTACCGAATGGCTTGACGGAGAAAACGGCATAAACGCTATTACTGCAGTAAGTACCGAAGATGGTTATTTCACTATTGACCAACTCAATTTAAGCAAAAAGGTCTATGATATGCTTAACCGTATTGCGGTTTCAGGCGGTACCTATCAGGATTGGCTAGAAGTAAGCTATGATATTCAGCCTTACTTTAAAGCTGAAACACCTATCTATTGTGGCGGTTTGAGCAAAGAAATAATCTTTACCGAAGTAACAAGTACAGCTGAAGATGCAGAGAATCCACTTGGTACACTTGCTGGAAAGGGTACATTCTCAGATAAGCATAAGGGAGGTTATGTAGTTGTAAAAGTTGATGAACCAAGCTACATTATCGGTATAGCCTCAATTACACCACGGATAGATTATTCACAAGGTAATGATTGGGATGTAGGTCTCAATAATATGGGTCAACTACACGTTCCAGCACTTGACGGCATTGGTTTTCAGGATTTAATGGCTGAACAAATGCACGGCATTACTTGGAATGAAGACACAGAAACAAGTCCAGCTATCGGTAAACAGCCAGCATGGATTAACTACATGTCAAATTTCAATCGTGTATATGGAACATTTGCTGAACCTGATAACCAAATGTTTATGGTATTGAATAGACGTTATACAACTTCAATCCAGAGTATAGATGAAGACGAATTTAAAATAACTATACTGGATCCAACTACCTACATAGATCCAACAAAATACAATTACGCATTCGCTGATACTGCTTTGGATGCCCAGAATTTCTGGGTACAGATTGGCGTAGGTATTGAAGCAAGAAGAAAGATGTCTGCTAAGCAAATTCCTAACTTATAATATTACAACTATGAAAAAAACTAAATATTCAATTAAGAATGAAACCAATTTCAATATCACCGACGTTTTTTATGAAGGTGAATGTATTGAAAATAAGGTAAATCGAATATTAATTAATAAAGAACCAATCACCGACGGTGCACCTCTAATCTACACAAAGAGACAGGATGGAGTATTACCGGGTTATGATATTCGGACAGATAGGTTTGAAGTAGCAATTGAGGCCATGGATAAAGTTTCTAAGTCAAAATTGTCAAAGAGAATGGAATATATTAATAAGGATTCTTTACCAAATGATAAACCAGAACCTCAAAAACCTGATATTCAGGCAACTAACGAACCAAAACCATCGGGAGACCCGAGCCAATGAAGCGCCTTTTTCCGATAGAAAAAAAACCCCTGATTTTCAGGGGTTTACTATCGTGGTACGCATTCATTCTATATTATCGAGAGACAGATAGAAAGTCTTTTTTGAAAAAAGACCGAAAAATTACTAACATTTAATACTTACATTCATGAGTGTATTAGGAGCAATATTAGGAGCAGTAGGAACCTCAGCTCTTTCCGCTGGTGAAGGAGCTATGGGTTATGGCATAAATGAACTCTTCGGAGTCAGACAACATGCTCAACGTCAACAGCTAAAACAACAAGCTAAATTAAATGCGCTAAATTTTCAATGGAATAAATATCAAATGGATTACGCTCAGAAACTTGAAAAGGATATGTATAATTACACCTTTGACAAGAATAAACCTGAGGCAATTAAAAATCTAATTAAAGAAGCTGGATTAAACCCAGCGCTGATGTACGGTAACAGTGCAGGTGTAAGCGGTACTTCAGTAGGTTCAGGCAGAGGTGCAGGCTACAATTCACAAGCTGCAAATGAAAGCGAAATAATTCAAAGTAATTTAGCTTTATCCGAAATGGGTTTACAACTTTCTAAACTCAGGTCAGAAATTGACGTGAATAAATCTATTGCCGAGAAAAACAAAGCTG